GCCGCTTGAAGACACTGTGAGGGACTTTCTTGCCGCCAAACGCGATCCGATGCGGCTGAAGACCTGGGTGAACACCTTTCTTGGCGAAAGCTGAAAAGAGCAGGGCGAGCAAGTGGACGAGCATGACCTTCTGGACCGTCGAGAAGACTGGGGCGGCGAGCTGCCCGAGGAGGCGCTGGTCCTCACGGCAGGAATTGACGTGCAGGATGACCGTTTGGAATACGAGGTGGTCGCATGGGGGCGCGGCGAAGAAAGCTGGTCTATTGACTATCGCGCGATCTACGGCGATCCGTCCACGGCTGATCTCTGGATGCGACTGGATGAGGAGCTTTTCCGCTCGTATGAGCATCCGACGCAGGGACAGATGACGCTAAGATCGGCCTGCATTGACTCTGGTGGTCACTACACGCAGCAGGTCTACAATTACGCTAAGACACGGGCTGGCAAGCGGGTCTTTGCCATTAAGGGTATCGGCGGCGATGCCAAGCCGATCATTGGCAGGCCGAGCAAGAACAATATTGGCAAGATCAACTTGTTCCCGGTCGGCACGGACACGGCGAAAGAGCTTGTCTATGCGCGTCTGAAGATGATTGAGCCTGGCGAGGGCTATTGCCACTTCCCGCTAGATCGGGACGAGGAATACTTCAGGATGTTGACGGCTGAAAAGCGGATCACCAAGTATTTTCGAGGCAGGCCGAAAAAGGAATGGGTTAAGGTGCGGACGCGGAACGAGGCGCTTGACTGCCGCGTTTATGCGACAGCGGCGCTTGCTTTGCTGAACGTAAACCTTGAGGCTGTTTACAAACAGGCCCAAAATAAGTTACAATCCGCAGAACGGACTGGTCCACCCAAAAAGCGGCGAGTGATGCCTAAGCGCAACAGCTTCGTCCACGGATACAAGTGATGGCGAATCTATTTGACCCAGACAACGCTCCTGAAGGCGAGCCTCTTGAGATTGTCGTGGGCGATTTCCTTCAATGGAAGCGGAGCGATCTTGTCGCTGATTATCCGCCTGCTGATTTCTCTGCTGAATACGTTGCCAGAATTACGGGTGGCGGGTCAAACGAAATCAAGCTGGCCGCGACAGAAAGTGGTGGAACGTATCTTTTCACGGCTGATAGCACCACGACTGCTGAGTTTGAGCCGGGGTATTATCACTGGCAGCTTGAGATCACGAAGACGGCAACGGGCGACCGCCTCGTGGTGGATCGTGGCGCGTTTGATGCCATTGTTGACTTGGACATCAATCAGGCCGACCCGCGAACTCATGCGGAGATCATGGTCACGAAAATCCAATCCATCCTTGAAGGCAAGGCGGACTCGGATGTTAGCAACTATAGTATCGCTGGTCGCTCTTTGACGAAAATGACCTTTGAGGAGCTGATTTCGGCGCGTGACGTGTATCGTCGTGAGCTTCAGCAGGAAAAGGTCAAGGAGCGTATCAAACGCGGCAAGCCGAGCGGCTCAACGGTCAAAGTGAGGTTTAGCTAAATGGGCATTTTGGACCTATTCAAGCGGACCCCGAAGCCGCAGCGCAAGCGCATGTATGCCGCCGCCGGAAAGGGGCGGCTTTTCGCTGACTTCCGTCCCGGTGACAGGAGCGCGGACAGTGAAATCCGGTGGGCGCTGCCTGACCTGCGCAACCGCTCACGCGACCTAGAGCGCAACAACGAATACTTCCAGCGGTATCTTCATCTTCTACGCACGAATGTCGTGGGTGAGCGGGGGATGAAGCTGCAAGTCAAGGCCCGTAACCCTGACGGCACCATTGACCGTGGCGGCAACCGTATCATTGAGAGCGCATGGGCGGAGTTCAGCCGCTTGGGCGGGCCAACGGTTGACGGTCAAATGAGTATGCTGGACTTGCAGAATCACATCATCACAGGCATGGCCCGTGATGGCGAGGTCTTCTTGCGCATTGTTCGTGGGCCGACCTTCCGGCACCAGATTGCTTTGCAGATCATCGAGCCTGACCGCATTGATGACGAAATGAACGAGCGGTATCGCAATGGCAATCAGGTCCGCATGGGTGTGGAACTTGATGAATACCGCAGGCCGGTCGCGTATCACGTCCTGACCTCGCACCCTGGCGATTACGACTATACGACGCTTGCCAAGGGGCAGAAGCGCATTCGTATGCCTGCTGACGAGGTGATCCACGTCTTCAAGCCGTCTCGGGCTGGGCAGACACGCGGTGTTCCGTGGCCGACTGCCGCGATCTTGGCGCTGAAGATGCTGCATGGCTACCGCGAAGCTGAGCTTGTGGCGGCTCGGACTGCGGCCTCCAAGATGGGTTTCTTCACGTCGCCTAGCGGTGATGGCTACACGGCGGATGATTACGAGGATGATTATACGCCGATCTATGACGCGGAGGCTGGCACGTTTCACCAGTTGCCTGCTGGTGTCGAGTTTCAAGCGTTTGAGCCAAACCATCCGACAAGCGCGTTTGCGGACTTTGAGAAGTCCATTCTGCGCGGCATCGCTGGCGGTCTGGGCGTTAGCTACACCTCACTGGCGAACGACCTAGAAAACACTAGCTATTCTTCGATCCGGCAGGGTGCGCTTGAAGAGCGGGACTTTTACCGCTCGCTTCACGCTTTCATGATTGAGCATGTAATGGACCCGCTATATCGGGTCTGGCTTGATCATGTAATGGATATGGCGTTGATTCCGATCAACGGCCCCGGCAAGTTTGAGAAGTTCACTGAGGACTATTCGTTCCGCGCCCGTGGCTTCCAGTGGGTTGATCCGCAGAAGGAAATGAATGCGGCTGTGACCGGATTGCAGAACGGCATTCTGAGCCACACCGACATTGCTGCCAACTATGGCCGCGATGCTGAAGAGACGTTTAGCCAAATCCAGCGGGACAAGGAAACGGCTGATCGTTACGGACTGGCGATGGCGTATGAGCCGTTTGGCGAAAAGCAGCCGGTCCCGGCAGACATTGACGGAGGCGAAGATGGCGGAGTCGTATAAGCCGACAGAGGGCATGAAAGAGGAGGCACGACGTGGCCTTGACTGGCGCGAGGAATACGACCGTGGCGGCACCGAGGTTGGGGTCGCTCGTGCGCGTGACATCGTGAACGGACGGAACCTTTCGGAAGAAACCGTCAAGCGCATGTTCAGTTTTTTCAGCCGCCATGAGGACAACAAGGAAGCTGAAGGGTTCAGCCCCGGCGAGGACGGCTATCCATCTGCGGGAAGAATTGCGCACGCACTTTGGGGCGGCGATGCGGGATTTTCTTGGTCCCGCAAAATAGTAGAGAAGTTGAGGGCTGATGAAGAGCGTTCATGGGAGCAGCGCCCATATCCAAACGAACACGCTGCCCGCATTCAAGACCCAGATCAATACGACGACTTCCGCCGCGAGAATGATGTGCCGCAGGACGGGGTTGATTACATCTACGGCCTGAAGGACGGAAGCAGTGAGCTTCAATCCATCCGGTTTGACCGTGAACTTTTCACGCCTGCTGCTGCCCGTGCTTGGCTGGATGACAATAACTTCAGCCCCTTGGAGTTCGAGGAAGCAACGGGCGAGCGGTCGCAGTTGCAAGAAAGCAACAGTGATGGCATAATGCCGCAAACCAGCGAGGATGATATGGCTGAAGAAACGCGGGCAGAGCCAGACGAGCTTTCGGTGGGCGATTGGGTCGAATGGGACTCAAGCGGCGGCGAAGCATACGGCCAGATTGAGCGGATTGAACGCGACGGGCAGATTGATGTTCCCGACAGCGACTTCACGATCAACGGCGAGGCTGATGATCCAGCCGCGCTGATTGAAGTCTACCGCGAAGGCGAAGAAGGCTGGGAAGCATCGGGCGTCATGGTCGGCCATCGCTTCAGTGAGCTTCGCAAGGTCGGCAAGCGTTCTGCCACCCCCAAGATTGAATATCGCGCCACCAGCATTGGTGACGAGGCGATTGACGAAGACAGCCGCCGGGTTCGCATCGCTGTTTCAAGCGAAGAACCTGTTGAGCGCAGCTTCGGCATGGAAATTCTGGACCACTCGGAAGGCAGCATTGATCTGGACTTCCTGAACAGTGGCCGCGCACCTTTGCTGCTGGACCACGATCCACGACAGCAAATCGGTGTGGTTGAATCAATCGCGTTGGACGGCTCGGCCCGTAGGTTGCGGGCGACGGTTCGTTTCGGAAGGAACGGGCTTGCCAAAGACGTGTTTGAAGATGTTGTTGACGGCATTCGCGGCAACATCTCGGTCGGGTATGACCTGACCAAAGCTCAGCTTGAGCGCGAAGGCAAGGAATCCTACCGCGTGAAGGGCTGGATGCCAATGGAAGTTTCTGTCGTGAGCATTCCCGCCGACCGGACAGTGGGCGTGGGGCGCAACGCAGATGACGACCTTCAAACCCGTAAACCCTCAACTCCCGAAAAGGAGACTACCATGACGGATGAAAATACCGTTGATGTGGACGCGGTGAAGGCCGAAGCTGCCCGCGCCGCTGCCAAAGACACCGCCGAGATGTATCGTCTCGCGGCCAAGCACAATCAGCGCGACCTTGCGGACAAGGCCATTGCCGAAGGCAAAGACCTCGCCGCTTTCCGTGGCGATCTGCTGGAAGCTATCGGCAACAAGCCGCTGGACGAGAGCGACATCGGCATGGAGCGCAAGGAAGTCCAGAACTTCTCGCTGATGCGTGCGATCCGCGCGATGGCAAACCCCAGCGACCGCAAGGCGGCTGATGCTGCTCGCGGTGAGTTTGAGGCTTCTGCCGAAGCCGCTCGCCAAGCTGGTGTTGACCCGCAAGGCCTTTACATCCCGACGGACGTTCTGCGCTCGTGGGGCCAGCGTGACCTGAACACCTCCGATGACTCGGCAATGGTTGCTGAGGACTATCGCGCAGGTGACTTCATCGACGTTCTGCGCAACGCTTCGTCGGTGATGCAGGCTGGCGCAACCATGCTGACCGGCCTGGTTGGTGACGTGAAGATTCCGAAGAAGTCCACTGCTTCGCAGGCGGGCTGGATTTCGACTGAGGGCGGTGACGCCTCTGAGTCGGAGCCGACCTTCGGCCAAGTCACCATGTCGCCCAAGACCCTTGGCGCGTTCACCGACATCACTCGCCTGATGATGATGCAGTCGAGCCTCGACATTGAGGCACTGGTCCGCAACGACCTTTCGACCGCTCTGGCTCTGGCGATTGACAACGGTGCGCTTCAGGGCGACGGCACCAGCGGTGCGCCGACCGGCATCAAGAACACGTCGGGCATCAATGCTCCGACTGCGTTTGCTGCCGCCAACCCGACCTTCGCCGAAGTGGTGGCGATGGAAACCGCCGTGGCTGAGGACAACGCCCTCATGGGCAACCTGAGCTACATCCTGCCTGCTTCCATGTATGGCGCTCTGAAGACGACTGTTAAGGACTCCGGTTCCGGTCAGTTCGTCGTTGAGCCTGGCGGCACCATCAACGGCTACCGCTCCATCGTGTCGAACCAAGTTACCGCTGGTGATCTTTACTTCGGTAACTTCAGCGACCTGCTGATCGGCATGTATGGCGGCCTGGACATCACGGTTGACCCCTACACCAACAGCACCAGCGGCACGGTTCGTATCGTCGCCCTGCAAACTGTTGATGTTGCGGTTCGCCACGCTGTGTCCTTCGCGGTCAACAACGACGGCGTGTAATGCTAAAGTGGTCGAGCCATACCAATCGTGGCTCGACCACACCCTCTGAGGAGAAACCTATGCCTTATGTTGTCTTGAAGTCTTGTTTCGCAGCGGGCGGTCGCCGCCAAGCTGGTGATGTCATCAACATCGCCGCTGACGAGGCCCGTGCGCTTACTGCAATGGGCCGTATCGAGTATACCGCGCCTGCTCCGAAAGAAGACAAGCAGGACCGTTCCGTGGGGCTGGAGGAAAGCACTGTTCCGGCTCCGAAGAAGCGCGGTCGGAGGAAGAAGCATGAAGATTAAGCTGCTCAAGAAGGCAAGCTGGAACGGGCAGGGCCACAAGTCTGGCGGCGTCCATGATGTTCCGGCAGACATTGCGGATAAGCTGATTTCGCGCGGCTATGCTGAAAAGTATGACCCCGCTAAGGAAGTCAAAGATGACGATCAGCCTGAATAATGACATCCTTTTCCTTTTGGACTTAAATGATTTCGCGGTTGCGGCCACCTATGATGGCGGAACCATTCAGGGTATCTTTGACAATGAAACTGTGCCTGTCGAAGCGGGTGGGTTTGCTCAGGTGCATCAGGAGCAGCCTCGCTTTACTTGCCGCACTGTTGATGTGCCTTCCGTCGCTGAAGATCAGCCAATCGTCATCAGCGGCGTGACGTATGCCATTAAGGCTTGGGTGCATGACGGAACTGGTGTGACGACACTGCAACTGGAGAAAAGCTAGTGGCGCATGTCCGCACTCAGATTAGGGACAGGGTTGGATCGGTCCTGACGGGCGCTGTGACGATCGTGAGTGGCCGTGTATACAAGTCTCGGGTCTATCCCCTATCGGCTGACAACTTGCCCGCCCTGACGGTTCTCACAGGCTCTGAGTCGTCTGGCTTGATGGCGATGGGCGCGAAGACGTTAGACCGCACGGTAACGATCTTTGTGGACTGCTACATCTCCGTGACGGATAGCTTTGATGATGACGTGGACGCTTTGGCCGTTCAGGTCGAAGAGGCAATAGCTGGTGACTTTGATGTCAACGGCCTTGCAAAGACTGCTGTTTTGCAATCGACGGAGATTGACTTCAGCGGTGAGAGCGACACGCCTGTTGGCATCGCTCGCTTAACTTACGATGTCCGATATGTTACGACTATCGGGGACGTGGAAACGGCCAGATAACAGGAGGCTCCTATGGCTACACATACCGGCAGCGAGGGGACCGTTAAGGTCGGTTCCGACGCGATTGCGGAAATCCGTTCTTTCTCGATTGAGGAAACGGCTGATACGCTTGAAGACACCAGCATGGGCGACACGGCTCGCACTTACAAGTCTTCTCTGACCAACTACACTGGCACTGTTGACGTGCTGTGGGACGAGACTGACACGACCGGCCAGGGCGCTTTGACCATCGGCACTGAGGTCACTCTGAACCTTTACCCCGAGGGTGACACCAGCGGCGACACTTTCTACACGGGCAGTGCCATTGTGACTGGCCGCACTATCAACAGCAGCTATGATGGCCTTGTTGAGATGTCGATTTCGGTTCAGGGCAATGGTGCCTTGACTGAAGACACTGTTGCATAAGGAGACTGCTAAATGAGCATTGCAAAGCAGATCGCGGCGAAGCGACAGGCGCAAGAGCGCAGCTTTGCAGAGGTTGAAGAGTGGGGCGAGGAGGGTCAACCTCTTCGCCTCTACTTTGGCCCTGTTACGGCGCGGGACATTGAAAAGGTCCAGCGCAAGCACAAAGACTTTCTGACCAGCGCCTCAATGTCGGCAATGGTTGAGATGATTATTCTGAAGTGCGAAACGCAAGAAGGCGAAAAGGCGTTTACGCTTGAGGACAAGGCGGTTCTGATGGGTGAGCCTGTCGGTGTCATCGCTGGTCTTTTCGGGAACGTCTTCGGCGCGGATAGCGTTGAGGCGCATGAAAAAAACTAAAGGGCGACCCATTCAGGCTTAATCTGATTGCGCTTGCTGACCGGCTTGGGAAGACAATCAGTGAGATTGAGGAAATATCTCTTTCGGAGTATAATGAATGGGTCGCATACTTTAGCGTGATTGAGGAGCGGAAGGCCGATGGCAACTGAAGACCTTACATTTCGGTTTAACGTCACCGGCAACGCTGTCCCTCAATTCCAAAAGGTCCAGCAGCAGATTTCGCGTGTTGACCGGCAGGTGAAGGCGGCAAACCGCACGATTTCCACTCATGCTAGGCAATATAATGCGACCTCTGTCGCAACGAACAAGTGGGCCAAGGGTGCGCTTCAGCAGGCCGGTTTCCAAGTTGGTGACTTTGCGGTTCAGGTCGCCAATGGCACCAACAAGATGCAGGCTTTCGGCCAGCAGGGTTCTCAGTTGCTTGGCATCTTTGGGCCGGTCGGCGCTGTTCTGGGTGCTGCGGTCGCAATCTTTTCCGCCGTGTCTGTTGCGATTAGCAAGGCTAGTTCTGCGTCAGAAGAAGCTGAGAAGCCAGTTGTCAGCCTTTCGTCTGCTCTAAGCAAACTTGGTGACAATGCCCAGCTTGTCGGAGAGCAATTTGATTTATACCTCAGCAAAACATTTAGCGATGCGGAGGCTGATGTTCAGGCGCTTGTAGATCGCTTGGATCAAGTGAGGCTAGAGACATTCCAGCAGTCTATTTCTGATCTTCTTTCTGAAGCGGGCAAGCCGCTTCAGGACACGGAAGATGAGTTTGACAGGATCACTGAAGCAATTCGCACCAACTATGAAGAAATGTTGAAGTTGGGCAACGCCAGCGCAGGTGCGAGAATGGCGTTTATGGATGCGCTTGACGACGCAGAAGACTTCCAAGACGAAACTGGGATGTCCATTAGGAACTTCCAGATATTCTTGGACAACTTGGAAGAGATAAAAAGGGCCAACAGCTTTGAAGAGCTTTCAAGGTCTGTTGCAACAATGAATGCCCACTTGGATGGCCTCGCAGAAGGCCCGATGGAGAACTTTGCAAATAGACTTGTTTCTCTTCTTGACCAGCAGGGTATTTTCGACCGCATGGGTCAAGATGCGGAGGAAATGGGTGATTCCGTTGACGATGCAGGCGGCTCTACCGACGAAGCTGCCAAGTCTGCGAGGCTGCTTTCCATTGAGCTTTCCAATGCAGCGCAATCAGCCCTGGCCGTTCAAAGCGCACTCGCCGCCGCTCCTGGTGCTTTGGCTGGTATGCGTGAGCGTGGTCAAATTCTTCAGGCAGAAATTGACGCGCTTACATCTGGGGCGGGTCAGCTTGATGCCAGCGTTGAAGCGTTCAGAAAGCGCCGTGAGCTTGAACTGAACGCGACTGAGGCTGTTACCATTGCGCAAGCACAAGCAATCGCTGACCAGATTGACGCTGAAGCTGAGGTGTTCCAAGCTAACCAGCAACGGCTTGAGCAACTCGGGAAATTGAGGAAGGCGCTCACAGACACAGGAAGTGCTGGCTCTGGCGCGGCGCGGCAGATTGCAGAAGCCGTCAACACCGACCTAAAGGAAGCCATTGAACAGCTTACGCCGCTTGAAGAAAAGATGCAGTCTTTGGGCAAGAGCATCGCGGGCAGCTTTGAGGATGCGATGATGTCGGCGGTTGATGGCACCAAGACGGTCGCAGAGTCATTCCGCAGCATGGCCGCCAGCATCATCAAAGAGCTTTACCGCGTCTTCGTCGTGAAGAAGATCACTGGATTTATTGAAGGCGCGATTGGCGGCCTTGCGGGTCCGGGCCTATCTTCTGGGCAGGCGGCAACGGTCATCAGCGAGCTTCCTGGCGCTCTTGCGGGCCGCCGCGCCATGGGTGGCCCTGTGACCGGCCAGCAGCCGTATATGGTGGGCGAGAAGGGGCCGGAACTGTTTGTGCCGAGCCGCAGCGGCCATATCGTGCCGAACAACCAGATGGGCAACGGCAACGGCGTCACGGTCAACCAGACCATCAACGTCAGCACTGGCGTTGCGCAGACTGTCCGCACGGAAATCAAGTCGCTCATGCCGCAGATTGCCGACAGCGCGAAGGCGGCGGTGGCGGATGCAAAGCTGCGCGGCGGTAGCTACGGAAGGGCATTCTGATGGCGATTTCATACCCTCGTGACCTTCCCTCGCACACGGGCATTCGCAACGTTGAACTGCGGGCCGTGAGTGCCACGGCTTATGACATGTCGCCATTCACGTTTGGCGGCACGTCTTATGAGTATGACGGGCAGATGTGGCAGGCTGACCTGACCTTGCCGCCGATGCGCCGGTCGGATGCGGAGGTGTGGCTTGCTTGGCTGCTTTCTCTGCGAGGCAGGGCAAAAACCTTTCTGCTTGGCGACCCGCTTTGCGCGACGCCACGCGGCACGGCGACCTCGGCAACCGTGACTGGCACGACCGGCAGCGGCACGTTGTCTGTCACCATGACGGGAACGCTTCTGGCTGGTGACTATATCCAGCTTGGCTCGGCATCCAGCGCCACGCTGCATAAGGTGCTGCAAGATCAGGATGGCACGGGCAACTTGGAAATCTGGCCGCACCTTCGGCGGGATGTTACGGCTGAGTCAGCGACCTTGAGCAACACGGTTGGTGTGTTCCGGCTTGCCAGCAACGAGCAGGCTTGGTCGATCAACGAGGCCAGCATCTACGGCATCACCTTCGGCGCAATGGAGGCAATATGAGCCGCAACATTGACGCCACTCTAAGAGACCTGCTGGAAGAAAAAGAAGTTCAGCCGTTCTTTGCCGCCCAGCTTGATCTGGATGAAGGGCCGCTGCGCCTGTGGACGGGCTATGGCGAGATCACGATTGACGGCAACACCTTCATCGGCGCTGGCAACCTTCTGGGCTTCTCGGGCTTTGAGGAAGTCAATGACCTGTCGGCCAAGTCGATCACGATCAGCCTGAGCGGGCTAGATGAAACGGTGCTTTCGCTGGCGCTGACCGAGCCGATTAGCAATCGCAAGGTGCGGGTGTATTACGGCGCCACAGTTCCCTCGGACGGGCTTGGCGCGACTTGGGACGATGCGACGTTCTGGGACGACGACACCTATTGGAACGATGACGGGACGCGCGTCACCTTTGCCCAGCAAATCTGGACCGGCTATGCAAACACCATTCCGTTTGAGGACGATGGTCAGACGGCCACGGTTAGCTTGTCGGTCGATAGCAAGCTGGTTCGGCTGAACGAGGCCAGCAATCGGCGCTACACGCATGAAAGCCAACAAACGCGGCACCCTGGCGATACGTTCTTTTCGTTTGTCGCTGACCTACAGGATAAGGACGTGGCATGGGGCCGGAAAAGCAGCTAACCGCCTATCTGAAGGAAGTGGCCGATCAGCCATTTGAGTGGGGCGTTCACGATTGCCTGACGTTTACCAATACTGCTTGGCACAGGATGCACGGGCATGGTTGGGCGGATGATCTTCTTGAGCGGTATATGCGCAACGGCAAGCCTTTGGGTCGGGATGCGATGCGTGAGGAGTATGGCTTTCACGCGCTGGAAGTTTTGTTAGACGGGCGTCTAACAAGAGTGGACCATATCCCCCCAGCGGGTGCGCTGATTACCACGCGGCGGTCGCGGCGCTGGGTGACTGGCGTTGCCTTGGGTATCTGCACCGGGCGGCGCGGCGCTTTTGTCGGTGCGGAAGGTGTGGTATTTATGCCGCTGACCGATATTGAGAATGGGTGGGTCGATCCAAATGAATAACCATCCTTTCAACGTTCTGCGCCATGTCCGCCAATGGGAACGCGCCCCGCGTGATCCTATCAGCATTGGTGCCAGTATTGCTGCGAGCTTGAGCGTTACATCAACGGTTGGCGTTCTTTTAATACAAGCCGCAACTTATCTAGTTGTGACCTCTGTGACATCATGGGCGTTAAACGCCCTTGCCCCCAAGCCGGACTTTTCCAGTCTCAACAGCGGCGGAATCCTGGTCAACACGCGCGGCGCAATAATGCCGCATGATTTCGTCTATGGGCAGGTGCGCAAGGGCGGAACGGTTGTGTATGATGAAGTGACCGGAGAGGACAACAAGTATCTGCACCGCGTCATTGCCTTGGCGGGGCACGAGGTCGAGGAAATTGGTGACATCTACATCAATGATGAGGTGGTATCGCTAAGCGGGGGCGGATTTGTTGGCGGCAAGTGGGACAACAAGATACGCATTAAAAAGCATCTAGGCGATCAGACGACCGCCGATGCAAACCTTCTGAGCGAAAGTGCGCAGATCGACAGCAGCTTTGTCGGCTACAACATCGCCTATATCTATGTCCGCTTTCAATACGATCAGGACGTGTTTGCTAACGGCCTGCCGACCATTACGGCAGTCGTAAAGGGCAAGAAGGTCTATGATCCGCGCACAGACACGACGGCATACAGCGACAATCCGGCCTTGTGCCTGCGCGACTACCTGACCAGCGCATACGGCCTAAACGACAGCGATGTTGACGACGTGGCCTTCCAGGCTGCGGCAAACGAATGCGACATTGACGTGCCCTTGTCGGTCGGCGGCACCGAAAAGAAATACACCATGAATGGCATCGTGCAGGCGAACACGCCTCACGGTGACGTGCTGAACAAAATGGTGACGTGCTGCGCTGGCACCTTGTTCTGGGGCATGGGCGACTGGAAGCTGATTCCGGGTGCATACTCCGCGCCGGTCAAGAACTTCACGCTGGACGATCTGCGCGGCTCGATCAGCGTTAGCCCGCGCACCAACGCGCGTGACCTTTTTAACACAGTGCGGGGCACGTTTAACGACAGCGACCAGGACTGGATCACGGTCGATTACCCGCAGATCGAAAGCAGCGTTTTCAAGACCGAGGACGGCGGCGAGGAGCAGGCGCTTGATCTTGAGTTGCCGTTTACGACGAGCGCCGCGACAGCCCAGCGGCTTGCCAAGCTGACGCTCTACCGCGCCCGTGAGCAGATCAGGATGGACGCGGACTTTAGCCTCAAAGCGTTTGACGTTGAAGTGGGCGACATCATCACCTTCAGCAATGAACGCTATGGCTGGACGCAGAAAGAGTTTGAGGTTGTCGGGTGGCAACTGAAGTCCGCCGAGAACGGCGCACCGCGTGTCCACCTGTCGCTGCAAGAAACCAGCGAAGCCGCGTTTGACTGGAACGCCGAAGAAACGGCAATCATTGCGAACAATAGCAGCCTGCTTTCGGCGCTTGATGTCCCGACGCCAAGTCTAAACGCTGCGGTAATCGGCACGACCGTCAACAATGACGGCACGACCGTTCCGCAGATCAGGTTTAGCTGGTCCACCTCCGAGGAAGAACTAGTGGACCAGTTTGATTTCCAGTGGAAGCTATCGACCGACAGCGACTGGAACTCGACAACCATTCGCACGACCGAGTTCTACCTCGCCCCGGCGATCAGCGGTGCGTCTTATGATTACCGGGTGCGGGCGGTCAACGGGTTCGGCGTCAAGTCGCCGTTTGCGTCGTCTGTGTCGCCAGTCTCAACCGGCGATGACGGCACCACGCCCAATGCGCCAAGCAACGTCACGGCGAGTGGTGGCCAGGGCGCAATCCAGCTTTCGTGGGATGCGCCGACGCAGAACACCGATGGCAGCGACCTAAAGGACTTGTTCCAATACAAGGTATATCGCAACGGTTCGAACAACTTTGGCACGGCAAGCCTGGTTGGCCGCGTGGCGGCTGACAGCTTTGCCGAAAGCGCCTTGGACGATGAAACGACCTATTACTATTGGGTCACGGCGCTGGATTACACAGGCAATGAAAGCGCCGAAAGCGCGGTTGCATCTGCGACCACGCAGGCGGGCGCTGAGACGCGCGGTGGCGGCACCTATTACATCGGCGTCACCACACTGCCGACGACCTCGTCTGGCGCTCACACGGACTTTACCAATGCCATTGGCGATCCTGTGGATTTTGACCGCGCTTGGTTCTACACCGGCACCATTGCAAATCCGACCGCACAGTCTGTCTGGATATACGAAGAAGGTTCCGGCGCGACCCCGGCGGATAGCTGGAATGAGCAAGAGGAAGTGATTGACGGTGATCTGTTAGTCACGGGGTCTGTTACTGCGGCGCAGATTGCTATCTCGGATGAGACTGCGGCTGACCGTGTTGAGATTGTTGATAACAAGATATTGATCTATGACAACAACGTGTTGCGTGTGAAGATTGGGGACTTGTCCTGATGGCGTATGGCATGGAGATCAGAACGGCTAACGGCTTTGAGTCAATCGCTGGGCTTCGGTCCGCGCAGTTGGCGTATCGGTCTTTGAAATCAACCGCGTCTGGAACTGATACTGCACCTTCCGGGTTTACCAGCAGCAATTCAATTCTTGCGCTAGAGATCAATGACGGGAAGACACCGCCGGAACTCACGTTTGACGGCTCCGACATCACATGGACTGAAAACGCCATTTCCTACACCAGCATTCCGACCACCACGGACTTTTACCTAATGGTGTGGAGGGTGCGGTAATGTCTTACGGCTTCTTGGCCGAGAATGACAATGGCGAGATCGTCATAGACGACAGCTTGCCCATCTACTCTCTGGTCAATGAAACAACCGTTTCCGGCACGACATCCCCTGACCATTCATGGTATGAGTATGACGCTTGCGTCGGTGCCACTCCGCTTTTCTACAAAATGCCTAATCCTAGCATTTTGCTCACTGGAGAAAACGGAAAAATATTATCTGGCGAGTCATCGCTGCAAGTGCGAGAGGCGCAAAATATTAGCGGGCGTCCTTCTTTAGGCGGCTACGGCATGGAGATATTTGACGCTTCGGGCAACATGGTATTCAGTTCCAGCTATGACATGGTGCCGATTGACGACCAATATGTTGCTGAAATTGACTTTGACAATAGCACTTCGGTTGATATTACCGCTTCAGGAGATTGGGTTCACCTCCCTTCGACGGCATTTCGGGCTAAGTATGTCGCATCTGGATCAACGGATGTGGCGCTCTATGGCGCTGGGCTTAGGCGATCTAGTGCAAATGTGTATCAACCGCGTCTCCAGTTTGTGCGCATTATCGCAACAGGTGTCAGTGGTGCGCCTACGTCATTTAGCGGCGTTGTGCAGGTGCCAGCTTTGATTTCACTATGAGGAGATAGCTATGAAATACGCAGTTGCAGCATTGGGTTTGTCCATCGCGGTCGCGTGTTCGCCGCAGGAATACACTGGCGACAGAACGCCCGAGGCGGTTTGCCAATATGTGCGCGACGCGGTGGACGCCGTAGACGCTTCGCTTGCAAATGTGTGGGGCGTTGATGAAGTTTCGTATGACCCGAAGTCGGGCGCGGTCTATGCCGTCGGCGATGTAAACGAAATACGAGCGCGTCTGATTGCTTTGGAGTTTGTCAATCGCGGGCTTTTCGTTTCGGGCGTCTATGCTGAAACCGAGGATGGCGTTTTGTATTTCCCCAATGTTCTAGATCGTGGCGGCGAAAGCCGCGCCAATGCACTTATGGGCATTCCGACGACTTGCCCTGACATAACCCCCTAACCCTTCCCCCAAATCCCTTGCCGTGTTAATGTGCGGCAAGGCAAGAGGATTGCAGCATGGCTACACTTAACGACGGCGAACAGCGCAGCAGCATTCGGACAAAGATCAATGCGTCGATTACCAAGACCGACGCAATGGACCAGGGCGTTGCCACTACGGATGACGTTACTTTTGCATCGGTCAATGGCCGGGATGTAGCCGCTGACGGTTCCAAGCTGGACGGCATCGAGGCTGGTGCAGACGTAACCGACACGGCCAACGTGACTGCCGCTGGTGCCTTGATGGACAGTGAATTGACCTCCGAGGCGTCTGTAAAGGGCTTGGACCAAGGCGTTGCCACGACTGACAGCCCGTCCTTTGCGGGGCTGACCGTAGACACCGACACCCTATATGTGGACAGCACGGATAACCGGGTGGGTATTGGGGTGAGTGCGCCTGCAACTGCTCTTGATGTAAACGGCACGATCACCAGCGATGGGCTGACTGTGGACAATAACACTATTTCAATGGCCCACACGGGAACCACCTCAACCCTTTCTTTCACGCAGAAGGTGGGTACTCAGAACTCTGTGGCTGAAATTCAAGCGTCGAGAGCTGACATTTCAACGTCTGCCTCAAATTTGACATTCAAAACCAACGATAGCACCTCTACAAATTCGCGTATGATCATTGCCAACAACGGCGATATTCAGTTCTATGAAGATACGGGGACAACCCCAAAGCTAACATGGGATGCGAGTGCTGAGCGTTTGGGGATTGGGACGAGTTCGCCTGCGAAAAAACTTCAGATATCTCTAAGTGACGGAGACGGCATTAGCTTTGGAGATCGTTCGCAAACTGGCAGTTTCGGGATTGGCATGACTGGTGGGGGAAGTTTCACTGGCAACACCGCATCAATTATGTTTGATATGGATGGAGATGGAACTGGCGGGATTACATACCGCACAAACATTGATCCACATATTTTTCAAACTCAAGGCTCCGAACGCATGCGCATCGACAGCAGCGGGAACTTGCTGGTGGGGACGACAGTAGCCGCCGGAAACAAGACCCATATCAGCTTTGACCCTTCCTCTCAAAACGGTATGCGTTTTTCCCACTCATCAGGAACCTATACAAACAGTGCAATCGTTTTTGTAAACGCATCTGGCGTAACGGTTGGAAGCATCAAGACAAACGGCTCTACCACCTCCTACAACACCTCCTCCGACGAGCGCCTGAAGGAAAACATCACGAACGCCCAAGACGCCTCTGCGGTGATCGACGGCATTCAGGTGCGCCAGTTCGACTGGAAGGCTGATGGTGAACACCAACGCTACGGCATGATCGCTCAGGAGTTGGACACGGTAGCCCCCGAGGCTGTCACCAAGGGCGAGACCGAAGACGACATGTGGTCGGTGGACTACAGCAAGCTGGTCCCGATGCTCGTCAAAGAAATCCAAGACCTGCGTAAGCGGGTGGAAGAACTGGAGACCTCCCAATGACCATGACGACCAACTGGAACCTGAGCGCCGAAGCACTGGCCGAATACACCGCAGAGGATGGCACTGTCTTTCAGCAAGTGCTTGAGACGGTTCACTGGCGTGTAACCGCCACGGATGACGCCACGGGCGAAAGCACCACCATCTACGGCTCGCAGGGTATCCCCAAGCCGACCGATGCAAGCAACTATATCGACTTGTCCGTGCTGTTGGAAATGCCGGATGAGGAAAAGCGCCAGACTGTCCTTGGCTGGGCCGAGTTGATTACCCCCGGCTTTGTCGCTGAAAAAGAGCAGGCGGTAAAGGACAGGCTGCAAGCCAAGCTGGATGAGCCTGTGCGGTCTTCTGTGGGTATTTTGTAAGGGGGTGGCGTTGTGCCAGACTGGATCGTAACAGGATGGAAGCCAGTGGCGGCGGCGATTGCCTTCGCTGCATGGCTGGTCCGTCTGGAAGCCAAGGGCTTGCAAAACGAGCGCGAGATCAAGCGGCTCTGGGAGCAGCGCAAAGAGGACTTGGAAGCGGCCAAGGAAGATCGTAGCAGGCTTTACAATACGCTCACTGAGATACAGAGCGATATAAAGACTTTGATCGGGAAGGTGGGCAGCTAATGCGCCCTTCTTCCTTTTCAGGCCCAGACGATCCCAGGCTTGTCGCAGTCAGTGAGGCTTTAGAAAAGCACGGATCAGCGGCAGCGGCTGGAAGGGCGCTTGGGCTTCCCTGCTCTACGGTCAAGTCCAGAATAGCGGCAATCCGCAAGTGGGAAGAAGCCGATCCCGCCATAGCGGAAGCCGCAAAGGCAGGCGGCTTAGAAACCCCAGCGAACCTGTCGCACTTCTGGAAGATCGTCAAAGACGAGGACGGCAACGGTTATTCGCTGTTCGTCAAAAACCCCGACACCGGAAACGAGCAGGACATCAAAGACGTGGTGCGCGGCGCAATCTCGGACGCGCTGGAAGGCACCAAGCCCAAGCTGCAAATCCGTGATGTGGCAGGCGGCGACCACCTGCTAGTCATTGACTTGGCAGACGTGCATTTCATGAAGCTGTGCGTCGAGACGGAAACCGGATATTCCTACAGCCGCGAGGAAGCCATTCACCGCGTTGTGAGCGGCACTGAGGCGCTTCTGCAATCCGCCAAGGGCTTTGGCATCGGTCGGGTGCTTTTCGTTCTAGGTAACGACATCTTGCACGTTGACAACGCAAGCAAGACGACCACGAGCGGCACTCCGCAGGACACAGAGGGCAGCGTGTATCAGGGTTGGCGCGATGCGTTCCAGGCTTTGAAACACGCCATTGAAGAATGCGCCAAGTTGGCCGAGGTCGATCTGATCTTTTGCCCGTCCAATCATGATTGGGTGCTGGGCTGGACGCTGGCGCAAGGCTTGTCCGCCTATTTCGCTGGACACCCTCACGTTCATTCGTCGGACTATGCTATATCCGAGCGGCATCGAAAGTATTACCGATATGGACGGAACCTGATCGGCCTGTCACATGGCGACGGCGCGAAAGAAGAACAGCTATATTCCCTCATGGTCACGGAAGCGGCTGGGCATGTAGGTGAGGCGCGGAATAGGTATTGGCTTCTGCACCACGTCCACCACAAGCAGCGCAAGCGGCGCGGTCCTGACGTGTTCCTGTCCGAGAAAGATCATATTGGCATGACGAGCATCCACACCGGCCACACTAGCACGGAAGCGCATTGTCATGTAGAATACGTCCGCAGCCCAAGCCCGCCTGACGGCTGGCACGACCGCAACGGCTACGTAAACCGGCAGGGCGTCGAGTGTTTTCTGTTCCATGCGGGCGATGGAATGAAGGCCAGATTTCAGGAGTGGTTTTGATGCGAAAGATTGACGAGATCATCATCCATTGCGCAGCGACCCGACCGGGCTGGCGTGAAGATGAAAGCACGATCAGCAAGGTTGAAGAAGTGCGGCGCTGGCATGTGGACGAGCGCGGATGGTCCGCCATAGGCTATCACTTCCTTATCGACCGCGACGGCACGGTTGAAGCCGGTCGGCCTGTATCACGGGCTGGGGCGCATGTGCGCGGCCACAACCGCAACAGCATCGGCATCTGTCTGTTCGGCGGCCACGGCGCTGCGGCAACGGATAATTTCTATGACCACTTCACGCCGGAGCAGGACGCGGCTTTGCGCGAGTTGATTGATACGCTGGTGGGGCAGTATGGCAGCTTGGACGTAAGCGGCCACAATGAATACAGCGCCAAGGGTTGCCCCGGCTTTCAAGTCGGTGACTGGCTTGAAGCGGGTCTTATGATCCACGCCGATCCCGCAGAGCAACCGCAAGGCTTGCTTTCGCTGATTGCAAGTTTCCTGACTAGCATCTTCGGAGGCCGCAAATGAAAGAGGACATCAAGCGCCTGATCCGGCATGTCGCGCCTGTCGCGGTTGTCTATGCCGTAAATAAGGGGTGGATACCCGAGGAGATGCAGACAGACGTGATCGAGATCGTGGTGATTGCCTCGGGCATTGGTCTGTCGCTGATCTGGTCGCGGTCGCGCGACAAAGCGGCGGGGCGGGTCTAATGTGCTGGCTGGCATTCGGCTTGGGTGTCATTGCCGGATGGGCGATTGTGCTTATCGCTGGAATGCTGATCGGCGCGGCAATCGACCGGGACTGGCATAAATGATCTGGCAGTGGATTATCACAAGCAAGCTGGGCCGAGCCATAGGAGGCGCTGTGGCGGCGATTGGCATCATTCTGGGCTATGGGGCCATAGAGCGCCGCAAAGGCCGTAAGCAAGGCGCTGAGGGCGTCCGGCGGCGGGCTGAGGCTGCGGCAGAGGCGCGAAAGGAAAAGCGCGATGAGATTGACGATGATATTACCAACGCTGGCGGTGCTGCTGACCGGCTGCGAGATGAGTGGAGCCGGGATTGATCCCGCCACGGTCTGTGCGGGCTGGAAGCCCATCACGGTCGAGCAGGCGGACAGTCTCACCGAAGAAACCGCCCGCCTGATCCTGGCTCACAACGAATTTGGCCGCGCTCAGGGGTGTTGGTAGTCAGCTATCCGCTGGCGTGGCTTTTCAGTTCTTTGAGGGTGGCGTTTACCTGCTTTTGAATGTGCCTGTGATCGGATGGGAGTTCTTCAATTGTCATGGCGGCAAGCTCTTCGTCGTCTAGGTCCAGCCATCGAGACAATTTCTCTAGCCGGTTCACCGCCTTCGCCAGCTTGGCCTCTGCCGCCAACCTGTCTTTATACGCCTCATCCGCTTGGCCCAAGTCGGCCAAGGATTGCATTCTGGCTTCGCGCAGTTGCGCCTCCAGTTCCTCGATGCGGTCGGCCATCCACGACACACCATCTGTAATGTCATGCATATCCATGTCATCTGATAAGTCTGGGTATTTCGCTTTCTTGAGTGCGTCTAACCGTTGTGCATAGTCACTCATTCGGTCTCTCCTTCGATCAGGGCGAGGATTTTCAGCGCGGCGTCATTGCGAGATTTTTGATACACTGTGTTTCTCGAACCATCTTCAGTTATGGTTGCCGCCGCTTCCCTCAGCGCCTCTTCCCGCACCTTGCGGTCACGGGCCTCACGGGCGGCGAGGGCGTCGGCGGGGGTGAGGGCGCGGATTAGTCTGGCGAGACTGTCAAAAGTGACTTCGTAAATTTCCGCCGCACCCTCATAAGCCTCCGCCACAAGGGCTAGGGCGTGGTCAGCGCGGATGTATTCGATTGTGTGTGGGCATTGCGTGCCATCTAGAGCATCGTCCCACCAGCCGCCGCCGATGTAGTCGCATTCTTTAGGGTCAGCGTCTTGCGCCCAAATCCGCTCCGGTGCTTCACTTGTCATTGTTGGTCTCCTTCTGGATTGTTCGGACAACGTATTCAGCGGCTTCGCGGTAAGTCCCACCCTCTGACAGCACATCGCTTATGCCCTGCTCAATCAGGTCTACATCCACTGCCTCACGCTCTCGGATAAGGGCGCGGGCGAGGTCGGGGGCAAGGGCGATTAGGCGCATTTTTTTCACCCCACCGTCGCAGTGTGCGCCGTATTCTTCGCAGCAAATGGCGTTCAGGTTTTGATCCATCACCCGGTAATATTGAGTGGTTGACCGGCCATCATACGTTTCCTGCGGGGTGAGCGACCATGTGTCATCGCCCATAATTTCCAGCGCCGCCTTGGCGCGTTCGATCAGTGTGTCAGTCATCACAGCTTCTCCACCTTGATCTCGTGGCCGTCTGGGCTGGTATAGGTGCCAGTGGCGAGTTCACCGTCGAGGGTGGGGATTGTCAGGCGTCGGGTCTCACCGGGGAAACTTACGCGCCCAAAGCTCGCGCCAGCGTAGCCATACAGCACCACCTCGCCACGCTCAGGCTCAAAGACGATGCGGTGTTCTTCGGTCAGTCTGATAGCGGTGCCGTCCAGCCTCCAAGAGTAAGCTACGGAATCTTTCATGTCGTCGTAACGCATGTGCGCAATATCACCATCAACAGCAATACAAAGCCAATCCATGCCATTCTCACTGGTGTATGTCTTTCCGACTTCAAGTTGCTTGGTCATTCAAACTCTCCTTCGTCTGCAAGTTCCAAGATCGCCGCCTGCAAGTCCTTCGGCAGCTTGGTGGGGTCAACGTCAACGCCGAGTATTTCCAGCGTCTGGATTTCGATTGTCTCGGGTATGACCTCGGGCCAGACCGGGCTGCCCGGAACGCCGTAGTCAACCATCTCGGCGTCGGCAACGAAAGTCGCCTCAATCGTGTCGTCGCTGTGGGTGTATCTTGGCATTGGGTAAGTTCCTTTCTTTGACATGGCGGTATATAGGCATGAGTTGGGAATGGGGTCAACAAATAATTTGCAAAAGCGCAAACTAATTGCCGGAAACCCACTCGCTAAATGCTTCCCATGCACCTTCCCAGCCCAAGGCAACACAAGCAAACGCACCTGCATTTTGAGCCGCTATCAGATACTCAATCTGGTTCGGTTGCCACTTGCTTTTGGTGTGGTCCTGCCGCTTGATCTCGCAGACAAAAGAGACACGGCCAGGAATAATCACATCAGAGGCCCCAGGCGTCATGCCTTCGGCCTTTTGCCGGATCAGCGCCCTATGCTGACCTCCTCTTAGCTTCTGTTCGTTGCGAGGATGCAGCGCAATTGCGCCCCAAGTGTCAGGGTATTCAGTCCGCAGCTTGTTGAAGAATGTTACTTGCTCCATGCTTTCAACAGGGCAATCGCCCCTAAACTGCTTGTTCCCAAAAACTGGAAACGGAAGGTTTTTCAGGTTCACGATCTGGCTCCTTGTTTAGCCCTAAAAGGCGGTAAAATCCGCTTTCAGGGTCTTTGCGATAGGTTACGGTGCGGGGTGGACCATTTTCTGTTGCCGCTTGAAAATTAGCCCACTCCTGCCGCTGCTTCCATCCTCTGCTTTCCGGCACAAACCACACCGAAAACGATCTCCAAGGCGTTACAAAATCGGCTCGAACCGTGCGATTGCCAGCCTGTGAAACGCCTTCTCTCAAGTCCATGCTGGTCACTTCATCGGTCTGCACCTGCGTCGGGTCTTTCTTGATGCGCTTGAAGTCTGCGGCCAGCTTCTCATTCGGATCAACGATCTCGGCTTTGCACTTGATGCAATACCTAGCCGAAAGATCATTCGGTTCCTGGCACTTTGGGCATTCTTTGCTTGTCCAGCGATAAGTGCAACGCTCATATTTTCCCTTCGGCCCTGTCTTGTGCATTCCAAAACACCGTCTGCCATAATGCGCAGGCAGCGGTCCGTAATCCGTCATAATCGGCACACCGTTTAGATCAACGCAATAACCCGCTGCATCAGTCCTGTAATCTTCATACTCAGGATTAGGCGTGAACATGTTTTCATATCCGCATTCAGGGCATTCTGCTTCCATGCCGTCGCCTTTTCCTTTGGCGCGTTTGGCCTCAATCTTCGGGTCAAACAAATCACCATCGGGAAAGTGATCGTCAATGTTGGTGGTATAATCCAGAACCAAGCAATCGCGCTTGCCTTCATGCAGACGCAGACCGCGCCCCATGATCTGCGTCCACAATCCCGCGCTTTCTGTCTTGCGCAGAATGGCAATGCAATCGACGTGAGGCGCGTCAAAGCCAGTGGTTAGCACGGCTACATTGACGAGATACTTGATCTCTTGCGCCTTGAAGCGGCGCAGTATGTTGTCTCGCTCTTTCTTTGGTGTTGAGCCTGTCACAATGGCAGACAACTGCGGTGGCAGGCTTTCCATGACCTCTTGAGCGTGTTGCACGGTCGCGGCAAAGAATAGGACGCCATTTCGATAGCGGCACTGGTCAATGACATCTGCGACAATTTCAGACGTAAGACGCCCTTTGCCGTTATACGCCCGGTCCACATCTTCCTTGTCAAACTGCCCACGGCTGTTCAGCTTCATATTTCCAGTATCATAGCCTTGGGCGTTTGGTGATCCGACTGTAGGAGGCGTTAGAAACCCCATGCTAATCAACTGCGGTGCCGTGATCCGGCTAACCAGCTTTGTGAAATACGGCTCTCTTGTGGTGCTATCATCGTTCACGCGGTCGTTTGTCCAGATGCTGAAAATGTAGCCTTCATTCAAGCGATATGGCGTTGCTGTGGTGCCGATCACGCGCAGCATGGGGCTTTCTTTCCGCATCGCTTCAATAATGCTCTTGAGCGTTGGTGTAAGGCCGTGTGCCTCATCCACGATCACGGCGGCATATCCACTTGTAAACCGGCTAATCCTGTTTTTGACGGTAAGCGGTGATCCGAATACTACAGGATGGCGCAACTCTTTCGCGCCTGCACTTGCCGAAAACATGCTGGCCTTATTGCCTGTCGCTAAAAACTTTTCCCGGTTCTGGGTCACAAGTTCTGCGCTTGGCGCGAGGCACAAGACACGCTTGCCCGTATGGTCATGGATCGTATGGGCCAAGGCTGCAATGATATGGCTCTTTCCCGCGCCTGTCGCGGCTTCAATTAGGCAAGGGTCAATGCTGCCTTTGACATGCTGCCATGCTGCATCGTGGGCTTCTTGTTGATATGGGCGAAGGGTCATACCCACAACTCCGTTTGTTCTTGCTGCTCTTTGCGTTCCATTTCTGCAAACTCCCTTTTTTTCATCTTTGCCAAGTTGACGATGTGTATCGCCCGCACTGGATGCACTTCTTCCAGTCGCTTGAATATCTTGGCGTGTTTCTCAGATATGGCGGCGCATTCTTCTGGTGTCTTGGCGGCCTCCAATTCCGCCAAGATCATGTTTGCCGCCTGGTTGGCTTTTGCTTCTTGGTCGGGGGTCACTTCACCTGCCAGCTTTCCGAGGGCTTGCCTCTCCATTTCTCAAGGTCAGCATCCGGCGCGATCTCTGCCAATGCCTTGGCGTAAGACACAGAGCCTTTGTGCTTCACTAGCGTCAGGTTTCGTCCTGCGACCTTGGCATCCTTACCGCCTGACATTTGCACAAGACGATCCACAATGTCCTTTCGGCGGGCATTGGCGTTGTCGATTGCGTCACGAAGCTCATCATATTCCGCAATCAGCTTTTGCGCTTCCGGCGTATCAATGACCTTGCGAACCTCGCCGTCATACTCATTTGGATCAGCCTCTTGCGCATCTTGCCAAATCGCCAACAGCTTCGGCAAGTTTTCGTCAATCCAATCCTGGCTGAACTCAACAATTTCCAGCTTCGAACCGTGCGGCGACCATTGCCAAAAGTGGCACCACTTCCGGCCCGTGACAAACAACTGCACCTGAATTTGCGCATAATAGTGCGGCTGATCTTCAATGCTGGCGAACTCAGGCTCTTCGTCTTTACGCTTGCCAAACGGGCATTTGATCTCGATCAGGCCATCGTCGCCGATATAGCCATCCGGGCTTGCGCCAAGCCAGTTATCCCAAGCCACAAAGCCAGCAGGAACAACAGTATTGCCGGTTTCTATCTCATAGGCTTTGACAGCCAGTTCTTCGTTATTGGTGCCATAGTCCGTTGCAATGTCGCCTTCAAACTCGTCGGGCAAGCCGTGGCAGGACCGGACCAAGGCACGAAACGCTGCGTCTTTGCTCATGTAGGGGGCGCAATCAAGCAGACCTCCGACAAGGCTTGCGGTAATACGGCCCTTTCGGGCCGCATACCATTCTTGGGTGCGTTGTTCCATTAAAACGGCACCTCGTCGTCCATATCAAATCCACCACCCGCAGCACCGGCAGGCGTTGTCTGGCCTCCTGTGGACGGCTTGGGCTTGATTGCCTCACCGATACTGGTTTCTGCGTCACGCGGCTTTACCGCGCTGATCCAGTTGCCTCGTATGGTTTCGCCCGTTGCGGCATCGTCAATGGACCATTCCATGACCTTTACCACCATGCGTGCATCCACAAGCGCCAGCGAAAGGCTATCATCGGTCGGCATGTCGTTTGACTGCATCAAGCGGCCTTTGGCATTAGCGTCAATCGTGGCAAGCATCTTGCGAGCCTTGTCGCGCTTTTGCCTGCCCTTTTCTTCGCTCTTTGCCGAAGGGTCCAAATCGGCAACCCATAGCTTCTGAAACACCACTCGGTTTGCAAAGGTTTCCGGCGCTTCAACTCGCCACTCGATCTCAATGAACCGTTCCGTGGCATCGCGTTTGTTCGACCACTTCACGGCTTTGATGTATGCCAGCACGTCCGAGTTGTTCGGGATCGGCTCCATACTTCCGCCAGGAACCTCATATTCCTTCTCGGGGTTTTCGTTTGCGGCTCCACCGTCAGACAAATCCCAAAATGACATCGCTTATCCTTTCACATATTCAGCGAGGGGGTTTTCACCGAGTTTCACCTCGATGGGTTCGGTAATGCCATAGGCATTCTTTGACACATTCGCCGCTGTGACGTGCATCACCAGTTCGCGCGTGTCGTCGCTTACGGCTTTCTTTCGGTCGCCGTCATCGCCCCGCAGCACGATACGTTGACGCAAGAAGCCAACCGCGTCCACATCGTCGAGATATGGCGGCAGGCTTTTGTCATGTGTCATGCGCAGAGAGTAACGCGAAAAGTCGTCCATGTCGGGCAGGCGCATCGTGCCGACCTCGGTATGAGCGAGAAACACGACATTCATGCCGCGCTTAATCCGCATCATTTCTGCGGCGTTGCGAATTTGCTGGTGACGCGCTGCCAATGCCGAAAAACCGGCACCGTATCCGCCGAGGGCTTGGTTCAAAGAACGTGCCTTGCCGTCCTGCTTGAGAATGGATTGCACAAACATCCGGTCAGCCGCCGACACGGTGTCGATCACGGCAGTCTTGAAGTCATGTTCTTCGTGGACCAGTGCCTTGAGTTGATCCCAAAGCTGATCTTCGTTGCGCACAACCGGCAATGCAGCGGGCCGGAACGCTTCCGGCACACGTGCTACACCATCTTCGCACCTGACAAAAACTGGCTTGGGGAAAGTTGCGGCAAGTGAGGACTTGCCCAGCCCTGCGTCACCGCAGATCGTTATAACTTGCGCACCCATATCGGGCACGGAAGCTGATTCCATGATAGACATATCATATCCTTGTTTTATGGCCCTTGGCCGTGCGTGGCGGCGACACGCTTCAAACACCGCTACGGTCGAAACCGTAGATAGAAGGTTGCACATTTCCTCGGGGTGTGCAACAAGAAATTTACACAGATGCAAATTAGGGTGAAGAAATGCAAAATATTGGACCTATCCGGGCGGCTCTACAGGACAGGGTGATCCGCGTTGTTTCGGAGGAAACCGGCATCAACCGCGTGACCCTTGGTGGCATTAAGGGCGGCAAGATCACCAAGGTTAGCAAGTCCACATACAATCTTCTTGCGCAATATCTGGGCGTCAAAGATGACGAGTGAGGAACGTGCGTCTATACTGTGGACCGCGTTGAACGAATGCCTCGCTGGCGATCCAGACGTGACGATGGCGACGGTAACTCACTGGCTGGAACATCACGGTGCTGATTTTCCACAAGTGGCTTTGATGCAAGAGACTGTCCGCAGTGACGCGAAGCTATGGGCAACTTCTGCAACTCAGACAGAGCTTGAAGCATATACGGCGGCTGCTGTTATGGAACTTGAAGCATCCCCGATCACGAACAAGGCAGCTAAGAGATTGGCGGCTTTGGGATTCAATCGCATGAATGCCGAGAGCAAGGCGAAATTCAGGGAGTGGGTGAATAAATGACAGGCAACAACTGGAACCTGAGCGATTATTATACCGGCAAGTCATACGACGAACAGCAGGCAGACAAGGAACAAGAGCGCAAAGACACGCTGCAAAACCTGACCCGCGACGACTTTGCCGATTTCGAGGAAGGCGCGGCAATGGCGGTGCCGACCCATGATGATTTCGAGGCAGCGCATGTGGAAGAAGATGACTTTGCGCTTCCCATTGACGTGTCGGACGTTGACTTGACCCGCCCGCCTGGGTTTGTCGGTCAGGTGACGGACTGGATTGATAGCCAATGCCGGTATCCTCGCCGCAGGCTTTGCGTGGCCGCTGCCATGACCGCGATTGGCAACATCGGCGGCATGTCGCACTATGATGTTCGCGATGGCGTTACAGCCAACCTTCTGGCTTTTTGTGTCGCCGGTTCCAGCACGGGCAAGGAAGCCGTGATGCAAGCGTTCAACGATCTTCACATTGCCGCAGGTATACAAGGTGCGCTGCAAGGCACGATTAAGTCGGAACAGGAGATCATTCGGAACCTGATTGAGCATCAGGCCAGTTGCTACAGCATTGACGAGATCGGCATATTTCTAAACAAGGTCAGATCGGCGCAAAAACGCGGTGGCGCGACCTATCTTGAAGGCGTCTTTGGCACGATCATGTCGGCCTATTCCAAGGCCAATAGCAGAATGATTCTTGGCGGTGATGTAAGCAGGGAGCTGCGCAAGCAGTTTGCCGCGCAACTTTCACGGGCGATGGATAATGATGACGAGAAAGCCGAGGAACGAGCAAGCCGAATGCTGGCGATGATTGATAACGGTCTAGAGCGGCCATTCTTGTCGATCATTGGTTTTACGACGCCCAGCACGTTTGATGGCATGATGGATGGTGAGACAGCCACTCAAGGCTTTGTGGGCCGGTCTATCATTGTTTCGGAGCGCGACATCAACCCGCGCCCGCGCCGGGGCTTCAAAAAGGCGGATATGCCAATCATGATGGGTGGCAAGCTGGGGCTTATCTATAGCGGATCAGAAGAGCGCGTTGAATACGCCGAAGCCAGAACGGACATCTTGACCGAGCCAGACGCAAATGACGCGCTGGACGCCATTGCGGATTGGCTGATCGACTATGCGGACCACATGGGCGAAAAGACCGGCGAGGCCAGCGTTGCGATGATCCGGCGGGCCTATGAGTTGATTGCGAAGATCAGCTTTGTTCTTGCCATTCCAAGTGGCACCAGGACGCTTGAACACGTGCGTTGGGCCTTTGCTTTTGTGAAGGACGAGATTGACTTCAAGGTGCAGCTTGTCTTTGCGAATGATAATGCCAAGCAGAAGCCCGAGGACGCGATGGCGGCGCGGCTGCTGAACTTGATCGACGCGGACAACGGACTGACCACGGCAATGCTGGCTGACAAGCTGAGGGTGTCAAAAGAGGTGGTTGAAACCACTTGCAGGCACCTTGAAGAGCAAGGCAGCATAAAGTTGAAAGAGGGGCGCAAATATCGCGGAAAAGTTGTGTTGAAGTGGTTTCGGGCAGATTAGCGCCCTATCTTCCACAAGCCGTAGAAGATGCAAAATCCCGTAAGGCATTGTTCTTGCGGGATTTTTCTTTCATCTCCATCATCTTCATCTTCCGCACCTAATAGACATATAGAGACAGATACATATCTACATCTTAGGCAGCCCATAAGAGGCTGTTTTTAGATAAAATAGAGAGAAAAAGAGTATATAGTAGATGTAGATGATGTAGATGATGGATTATTATCCATTGTTATCAATGCTTTATGTCTAAATGTATCTACCACAAGTTCTACATTTATTTTTTTGTTGACAGTATTTTGTTTTTTATTTATTGTATTTTTTACACATACAGGAGACATAACATGGCTGACTTAATGGAAGTAACAATAAACGCTGCGTATGATCGTCATCCAGATCACAGGCCTTTTACGGTAAAAGGTGCTGTTGCAGCATTTGTAGAAAAAATGGAAGTCGGGGAAAAAGTGGTTTTGAAAAACGTTTTTGATCCAGTTGGTGAAGAATTGACATTGGCTATGTTCAGAATGAACCTTTCTCAATGCTCTGGCGGGAAAAGGTTTGTAACTAGAAAATATAAAAATGGACTTTGCATAGTTTATCGAGCGGCATAAGACGAGTTTCCCTTGACCGCCCCGCCACGTTTGGTAAGGTCAGAACTGTATCAAGCAAGAAGGAAGCAAGACATGAGCTGGAAAACAATCTTCGAACTCCTCGGTGACGCCCTCGGCATCGTCGCTATCTTCGGAACCGGCTACGCCGCACTCGTTATCCTACATGGCATGGGGTGGTGATATGAACCCGACCGAAACATGGCGCAGCGGCTTTGTGCGCCGCTGGCATAGCAACCCCGACCTAGCCTCAACAGGACAGACCAACGCGCACCATCAATGGGGCTGCGCAGTCCTCGCAATGCACCTGTTCCCCGACGACCACGACCTGCTCCGCTCGGCAATCCTGCACGACGTGGCAGAAGTCAATCTGGGCGACATTAGCGGGCTGGCAAAGCGCAAGACGCCAGCACTAAAGCAGGCCTTAGATGACGCCGAGAACATCAACGCCGCCCGCCTCGGCATTGAATACACCGCATCCGACCGGCTCAAGCTGGTGGACATGCTCGACGCCTATCTCTGGGCCAAGCATCACCGGCCTGACATCCTCGACGGCCAGGGCTGGCCCGACCAGCTTCGAAAAATGACCGCCCTTGCAACCGCGCTGGGCGTGTCGGATAAGTTTAGGGCAATCATCTGAAAAAGGACCAATCATGACCGACATCCCAACCGAAACCATCTACATCACGAACCAACTGGAAACCATGTCCAGCTTTGGCGTGATCGCTGACAGCTTGGAACAGGTCTACATCCCGGCCAGCGTATCCAAAGCCGCAGAGATCAAAGTCGGCGGCACATACGAAGCCGCAGTCATTCCGAACAATCACCCGCAGTCCGGTGCAACGCCGTGGATGGCGGTGCGCGTCACACAGGCCGGTCAGGACGTTTCTGGGGTAGTGGCTCAGGAAGATGACTTTGCGGACGTGACAGAGGCGCTGAGCGAGTATGACTGCCCAATCGAGGCGCAGCACTTGATTGTTTCTCCGGGGCGCATCGAAAAGGCGTGGCGAAAGGGCAAGATCGTCCGCGTTGAGGCCAAGCAATCGCCTCAGGCCGAGCCTGTCATTCTTTGGGCGCATTCCATGGAAGTGGTGTAATGAAAACCCGCATGGAGCCAGACAACGACACCCTAACCCTAGAAGCTCTCGGCAAGCGGATCATCCGCAAGGCCGAAATTATGAAACTGGACACCAAGGCAAGAGGAGATGGAACAACAACAGGACGACTGCACGACTTTGATGAACTCATCCAGCTTGGCAAGCTGGTAGAAAAGAAAGGAACCAAAAAATGACTGACCGCGTATCCGTTGAAGAACGCTATGAGCAAATCAGGCCGCATCTTGAAAAAGGCATGACCGCCGCAGAGATCGCACTCCGCATCGGCGCGTCAAAAAGCTGGACGCAAATGCTTATAACCCGTGGCCGCAAGGAAGGCGCATTGCCAGGTGGCCGCCCGCGCCACATTCAGCACTTGGACAGCATCAACATCGGCAGGCCCCGCGCCCAGCTTTCCATGCTGCCCGACGAGGTGCAGAAGTGGATTTCTGAGCAAATCCCCGAAGGATCAACACTGGCCGAGTTCATGATCGCTTGCGTCATGGATGCTTACTATGATGAGGTTGGGCAATGAACTTCTTTGCAGAAATCCCACCCATCGAGGACCGCGCCCTAGAAGGCAGTGGCCGCGAGATGTTCGTCGAGATGATCGAAATGCAGCGCCGCCTCGTCACACCAAGCCCTGCCAAGATTTGCCGCAAACTCAAGTGGTATGGCAACAAGGGCGCGGAAGTGGCCTATCAGCTTGAGAACGCGGGCCTAGTCAACCTGACCTATAACGGACCGCACAACGTCCACGCCATGCACTTGACCTATAAAGGCCGCGAGGTGGCAAGGGAGATGGGCCTAGACCTATGATCCGCCTCAGCACAATGGACTACATCCGCGATGCACTAGCCAACGCCAAGGCAAGTGGCATGGACCTAGATGACGTGATCCGCGCCGCAGAACACGCCGCAAGCCCGCAAGGTTTCAACGACGCGGTGAACATTATGGGTGAGACAACGCCAAGGAAGGATGAGACATGAACCGCAGCGAAGTGCTAAAGACAGCAGACATCCTCATCAATGGCGACCGACAAGACGCCTATGGCGATGCGGGAGAGAACTTCGGCGCAATCGCCCAGATGTGGAGCGCCTATTTGTCATCGCCAATCTACCCGCGCGACGTGGCGAACATGATGGCCCTGCTCAAGGTCTGCCGGATGCGCCACGAGCCGCACGACGATAGCAGCATCGACGGTTGCGGCTATCTAGCCCTTGCAAGCGAACTCGCTGACGAGTAATATCACATCACTACCTCCCTCAACTACCGGGCCTTTGCGCCCGGTCTTTTTTTGTCTATACTGCCAGCATGGATCAGCAAATCATTGAGGTAGACGCCGCTGAGGCGGAAAGCGTCGAGGACATCATGGACTTCGTGGCATGGCTGCTCAAGCAAGGTCATGATCTAGACGACATCACCGCTTCAATGCTTTGCGTTGTGTCTACGTTGCTAGAGCATAGGGCGGAAGTTGAGGCGATACATTGAGCTTTTCCACTACAGGGGGTATGGTGAGCTTTTCCATCGGAGGGGGCAATGGCCGTCAATTTCACGTTCCAATCCAATAGCGCCAAGACAAACGCGAAGCTGGCGATCTTGGCTCAAAAGCAAATCCCGTTTGCCGCGTCGAGGGCGTTGAACCAAACGGGGAAAGAGCTGCTTGCCTTCAACCGCATCCAGATGAAAAAGCGGTTCAAAGACCCGGTGCGCTATACCCTCAATGCTTTCCGCCTAGTGCGCAGCACCAAGAAGCATCTCACTGCTGAAATTCGGCGTAAGGACAAGCAGGGCGGAAAGCACTACCTCGACGTGCAGGCCAATGGCGGTGTCAGGCCGCAAAAGGCGTTTGAGAAGAAAATGGACTTCCGCCTTCCGTATCGCGGAATCGTGCAATCGGTGCTGCCAACATCCAGAACGGCCCGCCGAGGCCAGAATGTAAGCATGGCTTGGGTCAACAAAGCATTGGCAGGGGTGGGACAGAGCTACGCCTCTGAGGCTTATACCCGCTCACAGGTGAGTGCCACGCCTAAGCCATATCCTCGTTACTTCGTGGCGGAACCCGGAAGCGGGAAGAACAGAGCTGGCGGCATCTACCGGGTCAACAGTAAGCGCGGCAAGCCGCAGAAGCTGTTCACCATCCTTGATTACCGCCCGGCATATGACAAGCGGCTTCCCTTCAACTCCTACATGCTGAAACAAGGCAAGCTGACTTTCCCGAAAAATTTCCGCCGGGAAATGCGAAACGCACTCCGCACCGCAAAATTCCGCTGAGCTTTTCCATCGGAGGGGTTCACGCCTGAGCTTTTCCACCGGAGGGGTCATGGCGCGACCCTGAGCTTTTCCATCGGAGGGGTGAGCTTTTCCATCGGAGGGGTCGGTCGGTGCAAATTCCGCGCCGCAGCGCGTCATGCTGCATCGCGGCATCAATATGTTGTGTTTTTCAAGTTTTTTGCGTCCAGGCGGCAAAAAATGCTTGAAAGCGGTTTTCCGGCTTGTTAGGTGCTTTCCATGCCCGGCGGTCGTCGGGGATGTATCAAAGAAAGGGAAAGAAAATGCGAGTTACAAAGAAAATGCTTGAAATGCGGGTTGAGCTGCTAAACGACATAGCGGGCCAGCCGCTTGATCCTTACAAGGGGCGCGACGAAAATGGCCGCCTTATAGCCAATGTCGGAACATATCTGATAAATTATGATTATGGCCAGCCGCGTCTTGAACGCATGGCCCAAGGCGGCGGTTGCCATGCTATTGGCCCCCGCCTGCCTAAAGGTCAGTTTTATGACGTTCTCAACGCCTATATTGACGGCTTTGAAGCGGGGGCGCGTCATGCTTAAACTTGCAATCGACTCAATCGGCTTGGCTTGCATCGTCGCGCCTTGCCTTGTTCTTCTGGCAATGTGAAAGGAAAGAAAATGGAATACAACGTAGCCGACATTTTAAGCGATTTTGCTTTTTACGGCCACATTGATTGCCCTATGACTTGCCAAGAAATTGAAAGGGCAAGGGCTTGCGGGCTTTCAAGGCAAGAAGTTTATGATTTAGGTTGTGACGTAGCTTGCGGCTTTCGTTTTAATGAGGCGCTTGAATTATATCTAACCGCCTAGGGATTCCAACGCGGGCGCATGGCAAGCCCCATGCGCCTAGCGGTGCAATCCCGCGCCAATGTATCAACAAAGGAATTAGAAATATGACAATCGAGACCTATACAATCCGCTTGAAGCACAACAAAGGCATTCAGGCATTTACAGTCACCGGCACTGACTGGCTGGAATGCGTGCGCAATTTACTCCGGAAAGAAGGCGCTCCGGATAGCGCGTTTCTAAACTGTTATACGCATTTGAAAGAGGGCGAGCGCCTCTGGAATGGCGCAATCGCGTCCAAGCACTTGGCAGAGGCCTATAACCGAGTGACTGACCATATTTACGCATGGCAAGCCATTGGTAAGCCAGCACCGGAACACCTGCTCAATGGGCAACACAATTTGATTGCGAGTGCAAAATGAACATTGAATACATCATCAACGCCACGGCACTGGCCACCATGCTCGCCGCTATGCCATTCATCTAAGACGCAATATCAACTCACCGCTAAACAGGAGTCAGACAGATGACCCGTATCTACCTACACCACCGCATTGTTGACACCGACCAAAGCGCCTCGGAGGCAGTCGAAAAGAGCTGGCCGCTGACGGGGCGCGGCGTCGCTGCCGCTTGGCGTCAGTATCAAGCCGACCTTAAATGGCTCCGTCGGAACTTTGGCCCAGGCACGATTCTGCCACGCCACCAGTTCTCGCTGCGGATTGCTGAGCCTAACGGGGAATGGAAACAGGCCGAGCTTGGAAGCCCGCGCGACCAATTCGACGTGAGCGAGGACATTGCTAACCTACTGCAACTGCACGACCGTTGGCGCGACGTAGCGCAGAGTCTCGCATAACCCCCGCTTGTTTGCCATGCCAGCACTAGGCCCGCCGTTGCGCGGGCCTTTTCTTATGCCGCATAAATAGCGCCGCACACGCGCGTTACACGCGCCTCCGCACCTTACCCCCATGACAATCCGAAACGGCCTATACACGGCCCACCCATGGCCTCTTTCGGCCTATGCCAGCCCTATGACACGGCATGGCTGGAACAACGGGTCCTTTGAAAAGCAACCGCTCGCGGGTAGTTCGCGCGGCTGATGATTTTTAGTTGCAGAAATGTCACAAGGGGGTTGCTGTTGCCTTAACCCAGAATGCGGAGTAAGGATGAGGTGCCGAGGCGCGACCACCAATCGCCCTCGGCGCGGCCACAGCTCAAGGAGAAAGCCATGACAGCAAGACAATTACCGCCACTTGATGCTCTTCGCAAGAAGATTGATTACGACAGCATAACAGGTCAGCTAAAAAGAGTTGGGAAGCAAAGCCCACTTGGTTATAATGGACAAGGATACGTTGGTTTCTACATAAACGGCCAATGGTGCCAAGGCCACCGAGTTGCTTGGGCGCTATATCACAACGAACTGCCTGATCCGCACCTTGAGATTGACCACATTGATGGCAATCCATCAAACAACAGAATTGAAAATCTGCGCCTAGTCACGCAATCAGAAAACCTGCGCAATAAAAACCCCTATAAGAACTGCAAGCATGGCTATCCCGGGATCATACACGAGAAGGGGCGAACAAAATGCTGGCGCGCTCAGATCGGCATAAATGGCACGATAAAGAAACTGGGTTCATTCCGATGCAAAACTGCTGCTATAATCGCTCGTAAGCAGGGCGAGATACGGCACGGCTTCACTGGCCGTTCAGGAGATGCAAAGTGGCAACTATAAACGAAGTCGCAAAGCACATTGGCGTCAGTGCCAAGTATGTTCAAGACCTCATCAATGATGGAGTTATTGAACGTCAGGGCCGAGGCCAATACGACTTAGACGTTTGCCGCCAAGCATACATCACAAAGCTGCGCGAAACCGCAGCAGGCCGAGCCGCCAATGGCGAGCTAGACCTTGGCGAAGAGCGGGCAAGGCTGGCAAAAGAGCAAGCTGACGCCAAGGAAATGGAGAATGAGGTCCAGCGCGGCGCACTGGTCTACATTGAAGACGTTGCGGGGGCGATTGAGAAGCAGTTTACCAAGGTTAGGACAAAATTGCTTGCTGTCCCAACGAAGGTAGCGCCTGAAGCCCATGCCTGCGCGACCGTGAAGGAGGTTCAGGGGCTTTTGGAGCAGTCAATAACAGAGGCATTGAATGATCTGGTCGGACTCGACGCGGCAGACACAGAAGAAGAGGCTTGAGGCCCGACTTCGGCAGGCCGCTTCCAAGTCTCTGAAGCCGCCTCCGAAGCTGACCGTCAGCGAATGGGCGGATACCTATCGCCAGCTTTCTAGTGAGAGCAGTGCTGAAGCTGGCCGGTGGTCAACAAGCCGTGCGGAATACCAGCGCGGCATGATGGACGCGGTTTCTGACCCTGAGATTGAAAATGTCGTGCTTATGACCGGCGCTCAGATCGGCAAGACCGAGCTTATCAACAATGTAGTGGGTTTTCACATCCACCAAGACCCTGCGCCAATGCTTGTGGTGCAACCGACGCTGGAAATGGCACAAACATGGTCGAAAGACCGCCTAGCACCAGCTATTCGGGACACTCCGGCCTTGTCCAGCAAGATCAAAGACCCTCGGAGCCGGGACAGCGGCAACACAACGCTGCATAAGGTCTTTGCGGGCGGGCATGTGACAGCTTGTGGTGCCAACAGCCCATCTTCTCTGGCGTCTCGGCCATGTCGCATCATTCTGTGCGATGAGGTTGACCGCTATCCGCTTTCCGCTGGTAGTGAAGGCGATCCTGTGGGCTTGGCGAAGCGGCGTTCTGCGACGTTCTGGAACCGGAAGATCATCCTCGTTAGCACTCCGACGGAAAAGGGGGCCAGCCGGATTGAGCAGGCTTACGAGGAAAGCGACAAGCGCAAGTATTTTGTTCCTTGCCCAGACTGCGGCGAGCTTCAGGTGCTTCAATGGGCGAATGTTCGATGGCAGGAGGGCCAGCCTCATACGGCTGAATACACTTGCGAGCATTGCGGAAGTTGCTGGACGGATGCAAAGCGGTTTCAGGCCATTCGATATGGGCGATGGAAGGCCACAGCGGAAGGCGACGGTAAGACGGCTGGTTTCCACTTGAGCGGCCTTTATTCGCCCTGGACGCCGCTTGAAGACACTGTGAGGGACTTTCTTGCCGCCAAACGCGATCCGATGCGGCTGAAGACCTGGGTGAACACCTTTCTTGGCGAAAGCTGGGAAGAGCAGGGCGAGCAAGTGGACGAGCATGACCTTCTGGACCGTCGAGAAGACTGGGGCGGCGAGCTGCCCGAGGAGGCGCTGGTCCTCACGGCAGGAATTGACGTGCAGGATGACCGTTTGGAATA